GGCCTGCCGTACTGCCGCAACGGCTTTTGTGCTAAATTCGGCTTCCGACTTGCGCATGGCGATTTCAAGCCGCGCCACCGCCGCCGCGTCCGCGCCGCGCGCATCTACCATTGGCGAATAATTCACCACCACACCGCCACCGCCCAGCTTGTTGTTTGGAATGATCTTGCCGGATGTGGACGGCACCATAATTTCCGGCCCGCGCTCACCAACCATGTACGGCCTGCCCTGCGTCACCGGGCCACCCATTGCGCGCCTGCCAAACAAGCCGCCAAACAGCCCGCCCAAAAGGTTGCCGCCGAATAGCCCTTGCCCCGCACCGCCGAACGGGCCGTCACCAAAGAGCGCGGCCTGTAGTGCCGCCTTGGCAAGCGCCTTGGCAACGTCACTCAGGACGCCTGCGAAGTTCTCGCCCTCAACAATCGCATCTACCAGCCCGTCCTTTAGCTGCTGGTTGATGTCGTCATAAAACTGAGCTTGCTCTTCTGCCTGTCGATATTTTTCAGTCAAGTTGGCGATAGCATCCGCTTGCGCGTCGATTTCTTCCCGAAGGGTTTGGCCCGTCGCGGCCTGCCGTGCGTCTAAATCCAGCCCGCGCTTCTTGGCCTCAGCCAAGAGCCGCTGTGTTGCTTCCATCTTGGCGGTAGCTTTTTCAGACAGCCCGATGAGGGCAATCTTGTCTTGCAAGGCTTGCTTTTCGCGCTCAATGACCTGCGCGAAAGTCTCGCCTCGGCTTGATCCAGCCCCGCCAGAACGACCACCAGAACGGCCTGATCCGCCGCCAGAAGATGAAGCCGCAGGCAAACTTGACGGCGATGTCGATCCACCGCGAAACCCGTCATCAGGACCGGGCGTCGGCCCCGGTTCAGGCCGTGCATTGCGAATGCGGGCGATATATCCCGCCGTAGTGTCACGCCCGCGCTGCAAGGTGTTGAACGCCGCAGAATACCCTTCGCGATAAGCAAGGCCCACATCGCCGCCGCGCGTCTTTGGTGCGGCTACTTTCTCAAGTCCAGCCCGACTAATAAGATCAAGCGTCGGGATGTTTGCCCCAACAGAATTGACGGCCAAAATTGCGCTGTTGACGTTCGCAATCAGCGTGTTGATGCCGTCTGTGATCTTCTGCAAGATTGCATCGACGGCAGAAATAGCCGCATTCGCAATCCCAACAGCCCCCGATGCCACTGCGTCCACCGCGTTGAGCATGGATGTTTTGATTGCGAACCCAACCCCAACAGCTTCTGCGACAACCTTCTGAATGGTTTCAATGATGAAGCTGAAAGCGTGCGCGGCGTCCTCGCCGATTGTATCAAAACCTGCGGAAATTGGCTCAAATCTGTCTTTCACGCCGTCCATGACTTCGCCGAAAATAGTCAAAGCCTCAGAAACCCGCGCGCCAAACCGCTCTGCGGCTTCTGCGTTGTCGGAAAGAAACTCCCCGACATCGACAAGGCCCTCAGCGAACGACGAAGACGCGCCGGAACCATCATCAAAGGCAGAAATGAGTTCCATCATCCCGTTGCGAAACGCGCTAAAGCCGTCCGCCATCGTGGCCGTGGTCGCGCTAAAGGCCCCTTCAATGTTGGATTGCGCATTCAAGATAGCTTTGAACACGCGATCAGCGGTCAGTTCGCCCTCAGCGCCGAGGTCTTTCAACCCGCCAATAGTGGTTTCAAACTCTGTCGCAATGGCTTGCGCAATAAGCGGCGCGTTCTCACGCAATGAGCGCAATTCATCGCCCTGCAAGAAACCAGACCCAAGAGCCTGCGAAAGCTGCAAGACGCCTGCGGCCTGTTCTGACGCCGCCGCGCCGCCCGCCTTGAAGGCTTTGGCGACCGTCTCTGTCGCCTGCGCGACTTCCATTTCAGAAGCGCCCAAGTTGCCAGAAACCCGCAAAAGCCGTGAGTAAAGTTGGGCGGTTTCTTCCAGACCAGCGCGCCCGCGATTTGCCAAGTCAACGAGTTCTGACGTTGTGCGCGCCTGCGTCCCACTGATTTTTTCCGCAGACCGGATTTGGTTTTCGATTCGCGTCCATGCGTCAGCATACCGCCCCAACTCGCGGACACTCAAAGCACCTGCCGCCAGAACGGCAGCACGATAAATCCCGTTCAACGCCGTTACACCGGACTTTCCAACCCGGTCAAAACTTCGGCTGATATTGCGATTTGCAGCCGCGAACCGCTTTTGCATTTGAGACGAACGCCGGTCAGCCGTCCTGGATATGTTCTGCATCTGGCGCTCAAACTTGCGCTGGCTGACCTCAAGCCGAACCATCAGTTTTTCAAGGTCAGTCGCCATTGAAGCCCTCAATACCCATTTCGCGCAGACGATGATCGTCTATGTCACCATTGCCCGATTTCTTGCTTTTGCCGTTCTGCTTTTGATGCGCGTCAAAACAGCACTCAAATTCCCACAAGGTCATTTCATCGACCTGTCGCGGCGTGTAGCCCATCAAGGATGCGTTGCCGTAAATCAGTGAGAAGCGCCATTTTCCAGGGGTGGCGTCTCCCCCTCTCCCTCCCCCACCGGGTCATCCTCGATACCGACAAGCGCAGAGAGAAGGATAGCAAGCGCGGTGTTTTCAAAGTCTCGCAGCGGGTGCCGCTCAAACATTTTCAACAGAAGCGCGCTTGCATCCGGCCCCTTCATGCCCCCGCCAATAAGACCCTGACGGATGGTTTCAAACAAATCATCGACACGCCAAACGCCGGAACGAATGCGCTCGAAAACTTCATTCGGCCCCGCATCGCAAGCGCTTTGCAGGGCGCGAAGGTTGCCAAGGGTTAGAAAGAACTCATGTTCCCCCCCAACCCAAACGAGTTGCATTTTCTGCATTACACTTTGGCGGTACGTGTCGGAGTGCCGTCGAACTGGATTTCGATTGACGCCGTGACCTTCTGACCCTTCGTCCGTGAGTTCGAAAGGTTCGTCAGATAGCCAACGCCTGTCTCATATTCGGTATCACCGACCGATGCGTTAAGATTGCCGATGCGAATGTCCTGGGATGCCGAGGAATAGAACCAATCTTGCAGCATTTCGTGGCTGGATTGCGCCCAAACGCCGGTTCCAGAAACCGATACTTCGATGCTGCGCACCTGACGTTCGACGCCGAGCGGCAGGCTTTCATCGGCACAATCGGGAACTTCCGCCGTGTCGATATTTGCCGTGCGGGTGATTTCCACGTCGATCAGGCCGCAAATGCGCGTCCACGTCGCGCCACCATCGGTTGATGTCTCAAGTACGAGTTCTTCGTACTTCTGTGTTACTGCTTGTGCCATGATAGGCTCCTTCTAAAAGGGAAATGGACGCCTCACGGCGTTCGCTCCGACGCTTGCCCAAGGCGCAGGATAAGGGCAAAACCAACGCTTATTCCGCGTCGGTATCCTTGGTTTTGCTTGGGGAAACTTCCTCGGCAACACCGGCTGAAATCGCGGCATCAATTAACTCACGCGGGAATGTTTGGGGCTTGTCAGATGCCTTTACAGACCAGCCCGCATTTCGCTTGCGCGATGTGTAATTGAAGTCCTTGTTGAAAATTGCGCGGATTGCCATAGAGTTGCCCACCATGAATTACATTCTCGCCGTCTTCATTCCGCCGCTGTCTGTTCTGCTCACGGGAAAGATTTTTTCGGCAGTCATTATTGCCGTGCTTTGGGTTGCGTCGGTTGCTGTGACGATGGGTTTGTCGCACCCCGTTTTTGTCATTTTGGCTTGGATCATCATCGCGCGGGCAAGAGGCGACAAGCGTCACAACCAGCTAATCAAAACCCTCAAAGAGCGCGAATAGCCTTGTTGATATTCCGCGTGATTCGCGACTTGATCCGGCGTTTCAGCTTTCGGTAACTTGGGAAAAAGTACGGATTTGGCGACATGTTCTTTGTGCCGAACTCTTGGAACCAAGCGTAAAAAGCATCGCGCCCGCCTGCGTAGACTGTGACCTTCAAATCCTTGCCGCCGCCCATCGTATCAAGAACCAACGATCCAGCCGGAGCGCTGCCAAACGTCCAACCGATGCTGTCTCGCAAGTCGCCTTTGTCCACTGGAACTAGACGGCGCATTTCATCGACAAGTTCAGAAGCCCCAAGTGCCAATGCGTCACGCGCGGCCTTCCTGACCGACTTTGGAATGTCCACCGTAAGCTGCCGCCGTAGGCGCGCCATGCCGAGGACGCTCATTTTTCCTCGATCATCGCTTCAACCACCACGACGCCGTGGCTGGTGATGCCATCAGGGTCTCGGAAGTGCCGCCGCTGTGTTACCCGCAACTCAACAAGCGCGTGCGTCGGCAGGTTCACCGAAACCAAATGTAGCGCAACCTTGACCGCGTGCGTGACCTCTTTGCACTCTTTGAACCCGCCCTGTTTTTCCGACCACACGTCAATCTGCAAGGAATGGTCTGCGGACGTGATGCAATCCGCGTCATTCTCGAAATCATCCGAAGGGCCGAAGGTGATGTAGGGCGGCATGTCGCCAGCCATCGGAACCCGGTCGTAAATCCGATTCCCCACCAACGCACCCACGCCAGCATCAGCCACGAGGATGTCATAGATCGCGGCCTGTAACTCATTCGCCGGTGCCGCCATCAGACTGCAACGCCCTTCTCACAGGTCAGTTCGAGATAAAGCCGATTGTCAGACGGCACGATTGACCGAATGTTGTAGACATCGCCACGCCGGGTATCCCGCATCCGCCATTCCCGCGCTATAGCCCGCGATTGAACGCTTTGCCGGATTGTCACGACAACCGGCTGGCGTCCTTCCAGGCGTGCCGCCTGCACCGTCTCACCGCCGCGCAGATACTTAAAGTTAGCGCGGCACGCGAACGCTTCTGTCCAGCCTTCCTCCATGCCGCCCTGGCCGTCAGGCGATGGCGTAGGGATGTCAAATGCGACGGCTTCAAAC